TGGGACCCGTAGGACCAGTATATCCTGCACCTATAAGATCAGCCAATTCCGTAACAGTCAGTTTTTTTGTTGATCCCTCTGCACTTTGCGTAGTGTCTGATTCATCAACGATAGGTAATACATCTGCTCCTACTGGATCAGGTAAGTTTTCTAATTCTGTTATCTTATATCCCATAGTTATATTACTCCTTGTACTGTCATCGGCGACCCTTCTTCAATAAAAATGTCCTCACCGCTTTCCGTAAGAATAATAAGAGGGTCAATATACGGCTTCGGAACTTTCGTAATGCTCGGACTCGTTGCCTTCGGGACAATGGTAATAGAAGGAGAAGTCGCCTTTGGAACGACTGTAATTGTTGGACTTGTTGCTTTAGGTACGATAGTAATGTTGTCATCATAAAATGGCATATCTAAAAAAAAGCATCTGCGATCAATCAAAAGATTGATAACAAATGCCTCCGTTTTTCGGTCAGCACTATTTAATAATCTGAACCATCGTTGTAGGGCGTTCCTCCTATGACCTCCCGGTCATAGTTAGCCTTTTTGAGACTCTGTATTGCCCTTTCAACGTCTTTATCATAGTTTTGCTCCTGTTCGTTCAATGGAATCGGTTTTTCCCTGCTTCCCTTCCAGTCAATAATCATACCAGTAGCCAGTATTCCATGCAATTCTTTTGGAAATCCGTGTGTCGTAGTAGACGGATCAACGCTCATGTCAGTTGTTCCGACCATAGAAATAAAATCTGCGGGCCATGTATTGACCCAAATACGAAGTCCGCTTGCAACACTGGTGATTGTGCCGGAATAAAGAAAAATAGACTTCCGCATAATATCGTAAAATGCGTGTCCTTCTTCATTGGAGAAATTGTAAGTTATGTTTGATTCCGGGGTAACGGGTTGCTGATGAACAGTCAAATCAAATTCATTAAGTTTCAGCCAGTTTGTTCCGTCAAGTTTTGCCTCAACCCGTTTAATGCGGGAAAGAATGGTGGAGTGCATGGGGTATTCGCGTTGGGTTGCAACAAGGTTAAGGTAGGTAGGAACGAGAAAAATATCCTCATCTGTTTCAAGAGCGCGAAGAACAATCCGTTCTTTTACTGTATTTGCAAAAATAAGAAGATCATCATTACTAAAAGTGGTACTGTTGGTGCGTGTTCGCAACCGAACATAAGCGGCAAGTGCGGTAGTCGTCATATATTTCCATTATACTACCAAACACACTATAAAAATCAAGATATGGAGTTTATGCAGATGCAATCACACCATCATCTGATAGGGGAAGATATGAAGCATAAAATCTAATTGCTCCTGTTGTTGGCACATCAGTTGTCGCATATCTATATTCAATTTGTGTTGTTGCCGCCGTCTTTTTTACGATAATAACAGGAGAAAAAACGGGTATTCCTGCTGTTGCTGTTTCAGACACAACTCCCGCAACATTGTCTAATTTTGTCAAAGCTGTTGCAACCAATTTATCTTTCACGATAACTGATCCGGCTTTTATTCCTGATAAAGTCGTACCACCAACAGCAGTAAGATATATTTGTGCGGTCTGATCGTTTAATCTAAATGAAGCGGCAGTATGATTTACGCCAATTTGTGTAGTGACAACTCCCCACAATCGCGTAAGCATGACTGCACCTGTTATCGTAAAAATAGGAACAACGACTGTTGCGTTACTTCCGACCAATGTATGATCTTTTGTGGCTTTGAAAGGAGAATCACCATAAATAGCTCTCCCGTTTCCGTCTAGGTCAATGAGGGAATCAAATGTAGTCATGGAGGTTATTCCTCCTCTCCTGCCTTCTCTTGGGTTTCTTCTTTAACTTCTCCGGCTACTACAATCTCTGCTTCAGGATCAAGCCATGTTTGTTCTACTTCTGCTGGTTTTACTTTTTTCTCTTCCATATTATTATCCTCCTTTAATTATTAAGTTGGTGTTACACCTGTTGCGTCACTTGCCGAATTTACTGGTGCAACTAACAACATAGCGGTATTCCCGACTGCGGCTGTGGCTACATTCGTAGCTCCAAAGATTCTGGGATACCCGATGTTGATTGCTCCACCGACTGTTGCTGGACACATGAAGGCTACTGCTAAAGTTACGGCGCTGGTTGCATTGACTGTATTGACAAACTCACAATCTTCAAAAGTACAATCTCGGTCAATAGAGTATGCGCCAGCTCTGACAAATACATGAGTCGTATCGTTGGTATAGGACTGGAATCTACATTCATCAAATCGGCTTCGGGTAGATTTTAATCCACTTGAACCTCTATTCTGAATCAAAATCTGTTGTCCGGCTGTAGATGTTACTAATAATGTATCCTGACCAATCGTACAGTTCTTATAGATACATTCGTTTCCACCTAGTATAAGAGAAGCGGCTAATTCGTTGGTAAGATGAGCCGATCCAAGTGATTCAATATCACAATTCTCCCAATAAGTCTGAATACCCCAATCGCAAACTGACGAAAGATTTTCTGCGACTGTCCAGTTGTTCTTGAAAGAGATATTGTGGAATGAACAACCAGTGCCGGTAACTTTAATCATGGCTGTATCTGTGGCTGCACCTGTTCCACTATTAGAGATCATCGCCCTTGATCCGATCTTTCTTCCATTTGGATCAAGACCGACAAAGTGAACTCTGTTGTTGGCAACTGTAAGAATGGAAGCAACTTTATTTGAAGTTCCGTTTGCACTCACAAAGATAACATCGTTACGATTCGTAAGAGTTTCTGCATAAGCCGCCGCAACTGTAGACTGGATCATTTCAGACCCATCAGCATAAACTACATTCTGTTTAGCATATTCACTGTAATTAGGCTCGGTGGCAGAAGTAGCCACTAAATAGATATTTCCAGTTGTCACAATACCCAAATTGGCGACAATCTCTTTTAGGACTTTCTCAAGTCCGAAGTTTCCATGTGTTATTTCTGAATTGATTTTTCCTGTGTTCATACTATATCCTTTCTGTACCTAACCCATCCAAACCTTTTTAGATGAGGTTAAATTGCTTTATAAGCGAACCTAACCTTAGCCAATAGCTTGCCAATGTAATTGTTCACCGGTGTAAACAAGATCAGTATTTAATCCAACTGTGAATCCGTCATCGGCAACAGTGATTCCATTTGATGTAACCATTGATCTTGCTCCGTCAATACCAGTAAGGATTCCGTAAGCGGCAGTCATTCCTTCGAACCATTCCATCATAACATCCCCGCTTGAATTGGTATTAACTACCTTGACATAACGTGGCCTGAATCCTGTTGTGATTTTGAAAGCCGCTACCGTACCCGTATCAAGGTATGAACCGTGTGCGATATTGGTTACACTTGCTGGTACTTTAGACTGCGTGCTTGTTATTGCCATATAATGCTCCTTTCAGCTTAGCTTGATACTGCGTGATAAATTACTATTATGTAGTTTGCATTTAATACTCTTGCTACATAAACTGCTTTCCATCCGCTTGTTGTTCTCTGATCCAACGGGTCTGCTGTCCCTGCTGATCCAAGAGGTTTGACAATGTTTTTAAGTGCTTCCCCTGAAATCCGTGTCTGTGCGTATGCGTTCTGCCCGAATATCAGAGTTCCGTAGACAGTCGTAACAAGTGTTCCTGCTACCGTATACGCATTGGTTGATTCAATGAACCGTACCCCTCCGAGTGATCCTACCTCGTTTGGCATCACATCACTTTTATTAGGATACTTTTCAACTGGAATCCAGCCAGTTGCGTCATCCAAATCGTAAGTCGTGTCTGGATGAACGATACCGATATACGCGGCATTTAATGGAGTCGTGTTATACCCGGTAGACGGGTTAATCATGCTCGTAATCGGTTTTGCGTTGTTTCCTTTCAGCGTCCGAACTCCCTCTTTGACTTCTGCGCGATCCAGTTTCATGGCGGCGGCGACTGTTGCTACCGTTGTTGCAGTTGAGGCAAACTGTTCAGATGCTCCGGCTACCAAAACGTTTCGGCAAAGTTGGTCAAGAGAATCTCCTGCTTGCTCTCCGAGAATGTCTGCTGTTTCAGTCAGGATGGGATCGTATGTTTCCATCAAGACCACATCGGTCAAGGTCACATAATCACCATATTGAGCTGTCGTTGCAGTCACATCTGTTATCGAGAGTTGGCTTCCAGACGGTGTAACTCCTTCGGAAAGGGCTGTGGTCGTAGCAGTCAAAAGTCCATATCTTCGGAATTTAATAACATTCACTCCTGAATTTCTTGGAATATCACGGACCTGTGCAAAACGGTTGTGGACAAATGCGGGAACTGCTTTATCTAAGAGGGCTCTATCATAAAAATTATTTACTTCTGCGGTTATTTGGGTTCTCGTTGTGTCTGCCATATATTTTTCCTTTCTTTACAATAAAAAAAGCGCCGATCTTTCGATCAAGCGCCTCCGTTTTTCGGTCAGCTACTTATAATTGATTTAATTGTAGAACGAATTAAAAGAGTTTGTCAAGTGGGTAGTTTTTTATGATAACTGTTCCCGCACTGATCTACCAGTTTTAGGATCAATCCTATCCAAGTCCCATTGTTTTCCTGCCATCTGTGTTTGATTAAATTCGTTTGCTATGTTTTCTCCGATGGTTTTGGGAACTTCGTAATATACTCCTTTCGGAATAATAACCCGATACCCGTTAAATGTTTTACTCCACACAGAGCCGGAAACATATCTGTACTGTTTTCTTCCCCTATCTATAAACGTCTCTACAACTCCGGGCTTTTCCTGTCCTTCAACGGGAATGATAATAGATACTTTAGGTTCTGCTTCAAGGAAATCACACATCCTGTCTGCCTTGCTTTGCCAGTGTTTCTCAATTTCTTTTTCCTCTTTCGGATCAACAGGAGGGTTTAATGTTGCGACTTTTTCATCCTTTTTTGTTTTCATTACGTTTATTGTCGCTATAATTGTCGCCTTAATTGTAAACTTTTTGGAATCTTCTTCCGACATACCAAGTTTTACCAATTCACCCTGTAGGTCTTTTACCGTCATTTCTTCATAATTTTGTGTAGTTTCCATAAAACCTCCTTATCGTTGTCCGAATACTTTTGCCCGTTGTTCTGCAACTGCTTCTTTTGAGGCAGTATGCCAATCTACTTTTCCCATTGGAGTTCTTGCCGTTGTTCCTTTTTCTTTTGTGTCTGCCGCTTTCCTTTGTGCTTCCCGTTCCTTTTGTGCGCCTAACTGTTGTAATTCTTTAGAAGCAACAATCGCCGCTATATTATGAACAGGAACATTTTTGTATGCAGGGTGTTCAAGATATTTTAATATCGCTCCGCGATACTTTCCAAATTCAGGTTTTGCTTGAATAAATGAGGTGACTTCCGCTTCATCCCGAAGCCGTTGGACTTCTTTTAATTGCTCACTGACTGCCTTGAGTTTCTTATCTACGACTTTCCCAATAGTTTTTTCATCATCAGAATCAACGTCCTCGTCCTCATGTTTTGGTTCATCGTCTTTTGTCTCTTTTTTTGGATTCCGTTCCTCTGGTGTAATATCATCCGGGTTTATGTCAGGTTCTTTTGCAGGCTTTATAACGTCTTTCAGCGTTTCCTTCTGTTCATCGGATAATTCCTCTGCGTGTTCTTGAAGAAATGTTTTGTGGTCATCAGTCAATTCCGCTACTGGAATTGCTGTTACTGTTTCGATGGTTAGTTCTGAAGTTTCGTCTGCCATAATTTTCGGTTTTTCCGTTATATAAAAGTATAAGGAATATAAATACCCTTGTCAAGCCTCTGTATTTTTATTTTTTTTCCGTGATTTTTCTAAATCTTCTACGGTACTAAACGGATCAGGATTTGGTATAACCGATGGTTTATCCTCAAGTTTAGCAATCATCGTTTCAGGTGTATTACGCATCTCGCGCATAATCTTTAATTTATCCCGAAGCCTATCAACATCTGACTTTGTTTCTCCATCTATACCATTTTCAAGCTGTTGTTTGACAATCTCAATGTTTGCATCAACAATCTGTTGGAATAATACCCAGCCGGGTTGTAAAAGAAGTGATCGGAATGAACCGATTGCTGACTTTACTTTTTCTTCTGTATCAAAAACAATATCACTCATATTATGCCATTGGCGTATTACTTGTTTGACTTGGTTGCATAGCTTTTGGTTGTGTCGGGTTTCCCGGTGTTGGTGATAATTTCTCCGTTCCCGGTTGCTGATATGCCGTTTCCTGTGGATTTTCAGGAAACAACTCTGGATTGGTACGCCGTATCATCAGGGCTTTTTCGTGTGTTGCGATATGCGCCTCTGTTGCTTTTGTGAGGTTTGCCTTTGCATGAACCTCAAGATGGACATTGTGATCCTGTTCCCGTAATACCTGTGCTGGTTTGTCTTTATTCAATAAGACATTCTCATCCTCTGCTTCCCGTTCATCAATCGTTGGAGGGAATAAGCGGTCAATCTCATCTCTCTTTAGTCCATTGAGTTTTCCTAATTTCTTTAATCCCCATCGTCTATTTGCTGTAGGATCAGATAGGGCAATACCAAAATAAGTAGTCAATGACTGACGTTCTTCTAACTGTTTTGCCCGGCTCAATACTCTACTTTCAATTTTTACATCAGGATCAATCTTTGCGATAATGTTATCGCGTTTGAGTGGTCGCCATTTTGCACCAAACGCTCCCTCTAACCGTAGTACTTTCTCATCAATTTCTTCTGTAAAGTTCTCTTTGTATTGTCCATACCAGTGGATACCCCAAAACCGCTTCTCACTCCATCCGAACACTTTAGCGGAAAGTGAGAATCGGGTATCAACTTTAGAGGAAATAAGATTTAATTCTCCAAGCGTTCTTTGTTCTTTTGACATCGCTCCCTGTTGAATTTCAGGGGTCGCTGTTGCTTTTTGTGCTGATACGTCAAGTGATGTGTAAATAAAATCAAGAAGTTGAAGATTTGGTCGTGCCTTTATAAGTGGCATGATAGAATCTCCTACTGGTTTTTCTTTTGCATCAACGGGAATAAACTTATTGAAATTGAAATTAAGATCGTTTCGATTTGTAATTCTGTTTGAATCATAAATATACATCGGATACAGATCAGCCTTCATCGCATCAAGTCCGAGATTTTGTGCAACGGCTCTTGCTCTCTGTTTATCTTCTGTCAGGTCAGAAATAGACGTTCCATCCCAATCGTGAGAGGTTGGATACAAAGGTCTATCTACAATCTGCCAGTAAGGAGTTTTAAGTATCTGGAAGCCAACCACCTTTGTTCTGTCATTTGCAAGCCATACAATGACTTTCTCGACCTTTCCATTCACTTCATAGTGAGTATGCCACTTCGTAATATCATAGGCGGCGTTTGCTCCGAGATTTGCTTCCTGCAATTCTTTATTACCAAATGTCTGGAGTCCTTGTGCTTGAGCGCGTGCATCTATAGCGTCACGAAGAATAGATTGTGTTCCTGA